GAATACTTTTGGTCGGGGGTTTCCTCTAAGATGTCCGATAAGGAATATCCTTTCTCGGTGTTGCGGGACGCCGAAATTTTGGCTGTCAAGCAATTCCCATTGACAGTCATACCCCATGCCATCCAAGACTTCAAGGATGATTTCGAAAGTTCTTCCTCCGTCGTGATTGAGGAGTCCTTTGACATTCTCAAAGAGTAAGTACGGTATCCCTTTGTCGCGAGCGAGTCTAAACATTTCAAAAGCGAGTGTCCCTCGGGTGTCGTCCAAGGAGAACCCAGTTCGCTTTCCTGCAACTGAAAAAGTCGCGCAAGGAAATCCTCCAACGAGGAGGTCGGCATCAGGAATGTCTCCAGCGGAAACATCTCTAATATCTCGTCCGTCAGGTTGGTGTCCGAAGTTTCGTGCATAAATACTCCTAGGTCTCTCTAACCATTCGTTAGCCCATACACAATCATGACCAGTTCTTTCAAGTCCGAGTCTGAACGCACCAACTCCTGCGAATAACTCTATGAACTTCATTAGACAACAGGTTTCGCTGGTCGCCCTCGTCTACGAATTAGTTTGCCTTGAGCGTCATACTCAGGGGTACGAGAAATATCATTGCGGATGATTTTGTAAATCAACTGCTCGGATACTCCCATTGCTTCAGCAATCTCACGATAGGTGATGCGCTGTTTACGCAGTCGAAGAATTAACTGTTTACGGCGTTTACCTAAGTCTTGAATCTGTACTTGATGGGTGCGGATAGCATCGGTAAGTAACTTAACCTCGTCAAGTCCTTTGCCGTCCAACTCCGTTGCTTCCATTACTGTACTCATATAACTTCTCCCTCTTCGAACAGGCGTTCGACTGCATCATCAAACTTGACCTTCTTTTGAATGTGGTTTGCCGTAGCGACAAATTCCAATTCAATTTTCATAACTGATTTTTTATACGCAATTAGCATCGCAATATAAAAAGGCAGTATGAAAAAACTAGCAACTGCTATTCCAACAACTGTCCATATTAAATTCCAGTTCAAAATGTCCTCTCCTTCTTTACTCCTCGTATGTAAATAACTAACGAATTTTTATCGTTCTTTGGTGGCAGAAAAATTAAAGATTTAACAAACTGCGAAGAATCATCGGGAAGAACTCCCGCGTCTACGAGTCCATCAATCGCCGCTTTCGCTGAGGGATTACACGCCCCTACATCTTGTAAGCGACCACCTTTCTGATGTGGTTCCACCGTAACGGTAATCCACGCCATAGGGGGTATCTTCTCATATTTAGCCAAGAGTTGAAAACCCGCTCGCCATTCCTTTGTGAGTTTTGCTCGCTCCCATCGGTTGCCAGCCCGTTCAGCATTAGTCGTCCAAGGACGCTGGTTGAACTCAAGACGATAAATTGTCTGCTCGGCTTCATCAATCTGACAGAAACATTCCATGGCTCAAGCATGAGGGTTACTCCTAATCATGTCCAGTTGGGTTTTCTGTCCGTAGTTGTCGATATTCCACCAAGCACCAGTTTCGTCTTGAAATGGAATCTCTTCAGCCGATTCAATCTTTTGAATTAGGTATCCAAGTTCACGGGCTTTTGCTCTGTTTGACTCAACCCATCCATGACAACCGCTAGTTCCAGTACCACAAAGAATAATTAGATTCGCTGATTCATGAAGCATTTCATTTTTTGAGCCACCCATCATTCGAGGTCGCCTGTGATGAACTGACATTGGATAACCTAAGAAATCTCGATTACATCTTTCGCATTTATAGAAAGCACGGGCTAGAACTAGCCATCGAGTTTCTTCAGATACTCGGTTAGGTTTAGGCTTTGCCATTGAAGTCTTTCATCTGCGATGGCGTCCAAGCAAGCAGGGCATACCTCTGACGCCGTTTGAACCGCCATCTGCTGTACCAACCTACAAATTGAAATATCTTCATGCGTTAGGTGCCACCGTTCCATTATCATTTTCCAACGGAGCATCTTGACCTCTGTTCAATTTATCTAATAATTCTTTTTTAATTTTTGCTACAACTTCAGGAGAGGCTTTTTCTTTTTCTTTTTTCTCCCATTCTAAAGACATTTGGCGTCCGCGTTCGCGCTCTCTCGAGTCGGCTAGTCTACGACGCCACTCCCGATTTATGTGCGATGGAGTAATGGCTGTGTCAAGGTTTGAGTAATGCCAAGAAACAATTTTCTTTGCTTCATCCAAAGGCACATCTGTATCCAAAGACTCAGCCCATGCTCTAACCTTTAACTCATCGACCTGAATTCGCAAGTCATAGATTCCAATAAATCCTAAAAGGATTGCTAGGTCAGATAGATTCATTGCGGAACTTTTCTGCCAAGTCGATTGCTCTAATTGCTGATTGTTCATGTTTTGTTTTTACTCCTACTCCTCTGAGAACTAAATCCATTTGACGCATTGAGGGAACTGTCCCTATGTAATCTAAAGCCTGTTCAATCTGCTCGGCTGTGTAGTTTCTTTTCTCTGCCGCTTGGCAGATTGCCAGTAGTGAGTGCCACGCACTTTTACCCAAAGGTTTAACTCTTTGCTTCTCCCACCATTTTCTAGCAACTGCTTCCGAGAGCGGGATAACTGCGACAGCAGTTTCATCGCTCTTTGTTGTAGATAGGACGGATGTATAGGACGGATGGTACGGAGTGGCGTTGGGGAGTTGAAGCCCTAGAGTTGGGGAGTTGGGGGTATCTGAGTTGGGGAGTTCTACATCCCCTAAACTTTGTTCCTCCCCAACAGAGTTGGGTAGTTTCTTCCATAACAACTGATAAACGGTTGCGTTGCCACGGGAGTTTCCCTTAGTAATAATCTTCAAGTGTCCATCGGCAATCATCTCGTTGATGACCTTTCGAACATATTCAACAGAGCATCGACCCTTGGTTGAGAGATTTGATTGAGATGCAAAGAAGCGACCATCATCATGAGAAATATCTGCGAGCGCTAGGTGGATAAGTAGACGGGTTCCGTCGTAGGGCGAATCAGCCCAAACTTTTGTTATCCACCTAATGCTCACAAATTACCTCCACAATGCGGACAACATTTTTTGCGTCCTTGTCTTTCAATAACCCGACCCTCAATACAACTAACATCGACATAAATCTTGCAACCATCTCGAGCCTCTTTAAGTCGAGCGATGCGTCCAGTTTTATGAAGAACAGACAATACACCCGAAGCGGTTCCGTGGTGAAGTCCAGTTATCTCAGAAAGTTCTTTCCAAGTTAAACCCCTCATCTCTCGTTGAGATAAAAGGTTTAGGGCTTGCGCTTGACGCAGAGCAGTCTTACCTGACCTATCTGCATGAAGCGCTCGCTCTTTAGAAGTGGTCGTTCCACTATGTCCTGAAGTACCGTTATACGGTAACTCGGGCTGGTTCAGTAGTGCTGACATCTTCGATTTCCTCTTCCAACTTAAGTGGATTTATTTTTAATTGTTGCTCTTTGAACTTGGCACGGAATTGGTCAAGAAGTGCAACTGGGTAAGCGTCCTTGTTCAAGGTTATGTACTGACCGACTAAAGATAAAGATTCAATATCGGTTGATTGCCCAATCCTTGTAATGACTGCTTCAGGTGGTAAAACATCTTCGCGACTGGAGCGTTCATAAGAATGTGCATCAGGGTCTACCTCATCGGTTGGTAGTGATAGCGATTGAAGTAGAGCGGTTCGGAAAGCGACTGACATGGCTTTGGCTGTTGCCTTGTCGCCCGAGTCCATTGCTTCGCCGACTACTGTTGCTTTAATTGCATCACCGTTTACTCCGATGAATGTGTAAGTTACTTTAACTCTGACATGACCCATAGCGGTTCGGTTCCGTCCAATCTCAACTGTTTGATAGTCGTACTCTTCAACTGAAGGTACAACAACTACACCGAACTTTTGAAGTGCTGGTGATACCGCATTAACAACAGAATCAATTCCTCGGAAATTAAATCCTTGGGCTGTGTTCTTGTCTTTCTTTGCGATTGCTCCAACCGCTTTCATAACTTCACTCAATGCTTGAGCGATAGGTAATTTGTTTTCCATGTTCCCTCTCTCTACTCTGCTATTAAGAACGAGACTGAAACTTCAGCGGGTACAACTTTGACTGAAGGAACAATTTCGCCTTGGGTTGATATTACTTTATCTTCTGACTGATTCAAAGCACCTAGGGCTTTTTTATCAACTTCTTTTTTAACTCGGACTAATTCAGGGGCATTGGTCTCAGCCCATTCAAGGAACTTGGATTCGTCCTCAATATCGAACTTCACTCGACCCGAGATAGTTTTGATGGTGCCGTGGGGCAGGACTATGCTTTTACGGTCTTTAGAGCGCTCCTGAAGGGCGTATGGGCGTAGGTTCGCCTCAAACCATTCAGCATCTCTTTCAAGGTCTGTATTGACCTTCTCTAGCCATTCTGCGACCCTCTGTGCTTCTCGGTCAAAGATGGCTTTGTTATCTGATTGCTTGCGTCGAATGGATGCAAGTTTTCTCATTGCCCAATCTGCTTTTGAATCGTCATCAACGACGAATGGCTCACGGGCTGGTTCCTCGATGATTTCAAAATCATCTACTGGTCTTACTGATAATGCGTTGTCCATGTGGACTCCTCTCGTTATAGGAGAGGGTACTAAACGGGGGTTTAGATTGTCAAGCCCTACAACCCGATAACTTGTCCAACATACATGGAGGCACCGACAACCGTACAGATAAAGAGCGCCCCGACGGTACGAATAACCCATTCGGAGCGACTCTCCATTTTTTCGAGACGGTCTGTAATGTGTTCCATGGCTTGAGTGACTCTTTCAGAGTCCGAGTCGTAAACATCTTTGCGAAGATAAGTTTGGCTGACATTTAGATTCATCTGCTTGACTTCCATAGTTAGGTCATCAAGCCGACGCATAATCTCTCCTAAACTTGGCTTTACCTCTTCGCTCATGTTTTATGCCTCGTACTTCGGACGGACGACAGCCATGATTAGTTTGTAATTTCTTTTCTTTAAGAAAGCGCCATCTCCGTTTGATTGACTGCCCTTTCCATCACCGCTTGTATTACCTTCGTAAACTTGTAGATACTTTAAGGTTGTGTTGTTCCATTTTACAATACCAACATGGTCTGCCTGAGCATCATCGTCGAACTGAAAAAATGCAATATCTCCAGCCTTGGCTTGTCCAACTGGAACTAACTGACCTTTACCTGCAAACCATTTCAGACCAGCATCGCATGAGGCAAAACCCTTTTTAGATTGAGCCGCGATTAGGTCAGATAGACCTGCTTCCTTGAAGCACCATGAAACATACATGGCGCACCAAGGTTGGTTATTGAGTCCATACCACTTACCGAACTTAGTGTCGTTATTGGTACCTTCTCGATAACCCGCATCAACCTCCGCTTTCGCGGATGCTAGGACTTTTTGAACTGACATTATTTTTTCTTCACCGACTTCTTGGCTGTAATCTTTTTTACAACTGCATCGGTTACTCCGTCGGCAATCTTGCCAAACGCAGGGTCTTTAGGGTTTGCCGCTCTGATGGCGACGGGGAGTACGGCTGAAACGCCAGCCGCTAAAATTGCTTTAAGTGAATCGCCATCAAGGGCAAGGATGTCTCCGCCTGTAATCATGAAGGCTGTTGTTACTGCCGCTAGGAATGACCGTCCATACGAAGCGAGCATTGCTTTTGTCTTGCTGTCCATTGTTTCTCCTAAATGTAGGTGGGTAAATAATAACCTATCGTTTCTTAACCTAAGTTGCTATATCTCCAAGGCACAAAATGTCAGCCCCATTTGTAAGGATAAAAACTGTATCCCCTACTTGTGGCGCATAACTATGTAGATATTTGACTGAGGGTAAAGTATTCGTATCTCCTGCTATTTGAATATCAACTCTTTTAGGGCTGTTGTGAGAAGCGACGACATAAGCCTGACGAAGCCTGAGAGTTGGAGAAGTATCGGTGCCTTTGATTTGACCAACTAAGTAACTCAAGTCCATCAGAATCTCCTACTTCTACCGATTGCGTTCATTGTGCCACTTGCCGCTAGGGGAACTGAGATGGCATCCAACATTAGGATTTTATCTACTCCGACTGGCGAGCGCGTGACCTTGACTAAATCATAGACATCATGGGCAGGGTTTACTAACTGGTCCCATGTAATTTTTTCTGAGGCGCCAATAACTTTTTTTAACTCCGCCGCCGCCGCTTCTTTAGCCTCGCCAACTGTCAGGATTGTTGGGGATGACTTGAAGAGGGGAACTTCTCCGTAGGTCTTTCGATAGGTAGGGGAACTCGGATTATCGTCCCAAGCCTCCCCAATAACTCCAATACTTAGATTGGTTCCTTCACCTGTATAGATGACTCCGTTGTAGGACTCATCGATTGAAAGGGAGCGAGCAATTTGAATCAGGACTGAATCGCTTCCGTCTGCGTAGGTAGCGATTGCGGTTCCCTTATCAGGGTCAGGGATTGGTCTCATGCGAGCAATGCCGTTCTCATCAAAGTACAAATCCATAGAAGCGGACTCGGCAATTTTCAGCGCCTCACGCCAAGGGTCACTTGACTGGTCAATGGTTGGATATAACAAAGTTGTTACTTGATTTGTAGCAGGAAAAATTGTTTTAACTTTTGGGTAGCGGTACTTGAGAATGTTTTCAATCGCTGTTTCTTTTGCTGTTCCAGCCTCAATATAAAACTCATGGTTAGTGAACTTAGCCCTAGCCAATATGAGGCTTCGGTCTGAACCTTTGATTGTGATTTTTACACCTTGAGCGGACTCGGTTATATCTACGCTTGTAATAATAAATACGCCAAGGGGAACTAATTCCTCTGTCCCGTCAGGGAAAGCGATTCCACGGTAAATCTTTACCTCACGGTTATACGGCAAAAGAATTGAAGAAATGTTATTTACAGGAACTAAAGTTCCATCGGTATCTACGAACTCTAAAGTACATTCACGACGAATTGACCTACGGTTATCAATAGTTACTTCTCCGCTTATAGGGGAGGCTGTACTCAGGATAGTGCCATTAGCCATATCGTAAATCTCAACCTTGACTATTGCTGAATGAGATTTCCGAACTGCCTCTTTGAAGTCATCGGAAACTGGATACATTACGGCGCTCCGACCTCGTAGTAAGTAACTTTAATTCGGCGAACTAAGGAGTTAATGTTTCCTGATTCTGTCCAGTTTCTTTCTACAAAGCGAACATACTTCTGACGACCTAGTGGGTCATGGACATGAAGTGTTCCTTGATAAGTTAAAACAGGATATAACTCATCCCACTCAGTTTCTCCAGTAGTTACAAATTCATAATTACCGTCAATACCATAAATAGACTGAGAGACAACTACTGTCTTTGAAGCACCAAGGGGTTTGAATACACCATAAGATTCAACAACATTTAAGTTTAATGGCTGTAAAACATTGATACCAACAACTTTAATTGTTGGATTTTCAGGTGCAGTAAAAGACCAACTTTCAGGATTGGTAATTTGAATTGGTACGGTAGTTGTATACCCCGAGGAAATAGTTGCCATTAGATGTCAGCCCTCGCTTTTGCACGATATGTAACTGTTTTATCAAGAGGGACTTCATAATCATTAAGTTCAGCAATCTGAGTAGCAGTAGCGGTTACTGGACTATTTCTAATTGCTGTGTATGTAATCGTGTCCTCGGAGCGCTCAATATCAAAAACAAATGTACTGAATCCACCTCGGGTAAATACTGGTTCATCTCCAGCATGGAAAGCAATCTTGTCTACATAGTGAACTCCGCCTGAACTTGCGCTTACTATCTTAACAAATACTTGAGCGTGTGTTGCCGTAGGTGGAGCCAATACTGTTGCGTTTGCTGTAATAAAGGCTGAACTCGTTGCGCTAACCGCTGTTCCATAAGTTGTACTGATTGTGGTGCCAGTTGTAGTTAAATAACGAATACCAACTTGGCATGAACGAGTAGTGCTACCTGCTCTAAAGTCAGCAATGGCTGAGAACTCTTGGTTTGCTGTTACTAAAAATTTTGTTGCGGTAGTGGTCGATGCAACTGCATCACCAGCCGCACTAGCAGTTACTTGTAAAGAAGCACTACCAATTGATGCTTGGGCGGTTGAACGAGCAATCGCGCAGTTAGTGGATGCTTCCCATCCAGTTGTATTTGTTTCAAGGGATGCTTGATTTGGGGATAAATTATTAGTTCGTCCAAAAACTGTTACGGTTACAGCCCCTTCAGTAGAATCATAAAACGCAGTAATCAATGGCGTTGCTGGAGCATCAACATCAATAGTAAATTGACTATAACCCCACTCGCTAAAGTAATTTGAACCATTAACTAATTGAGCAACTCGAACATAGGCACGGTAAGTTGTGCCATCTGCTAAGTCTGCCTCAAGAGTTTGACCGTTATTACTTGATGTAACTATGCCAGTTGAAACTGTTGGTGTTGATGTATCCTCATCAAAACTTGCACCACCATAAGTTGTTGAGTCAAATACTTTAATCTCATAGGCGTTTTGTGGGTCACCGTCTGCATCTGCATAAGTCCAAACAACTGACGGAAATGTTGTATCTGTAACTGTTCCAGTAGGAGCAGTCACGGAAACCGTTGGTTGAGTAGTAGTAATTACATCTACATACAATTCATATAAATTGGCGCGGTCACCGCTTGTGATTGCGTTATCTGCAAACTTAACTACAAGGTTATCAATTAAAGTTTGAGTCCAAGCCTCACCGTTTGGGGCTGTTGTAAGTTTTAGAGCAGTATCAATGGTAGTTAGCGCAAGTGTGTTTGCCTTTGAAAAAGGAACTGAGTAACTCACGGTACGACCATTACGGTCTGTAATAACACCAAGGCTTAACTCAATAGAACCTGTTGTTCCAATACTTGTTCTTGCTCGAAGATTTACAAAGGCAACCTTCTCAGTAGCCGCTAAAGTTTGTGTACCAAACTCTGCCTCATAAGATGCTGAAACTGTTGTACTGGTACGGGTTATGAAAGTTGAGTCGCTAGTGTCAGAAAGCGCCGCATGAACTGAGGCAGACCCGCCTGAAATAGTAAAGGCAGAGTTATTGTTCCAGTTCGCGTTAGGGCGAAGTACATAAGTAGCCATTATTTGTTAGCCAATTCTTTTGCCAAGATAGCGAATGTCTCTTGAATTCTTTTTGTAATAATGTCAGCCTTTTCGCCTTGGTCTGATGCACCTGATGTATCAACATTGACCACAAACGCGCCCTGCTCAATAACTACATTGTTTCCACCAGCACCCCTGATGCTTGCTTCGGTACCTGTAATCTGAGCAATACCAGCCTGAGCGCTTGCAATCTTTTGACCGAACGCCGCCTCTGAACCAAACTTACCAATCGCCGCACCTGTAAATGCAATTGACTTTTGAATCTCGTTAATCTGAGCAATCGCATCAGCACCGCCACCAAGAATTGACGCCGCAAGTTGAGCGCCCTTAATTGGTCCTGATTCAACTAAATCTTTAATTGCACCCGCATCTAAACCAAGTGCTTGTAGTTGAGTTATCTGATTAGCAAACTGTTGGCTCTTATCCAAACGAGTCCGCATATTTTCAATAAGAGACTTTGCCTTTGGAATAAAACCATCAGGAAGTTCCACACCCTTGAGTCCAGCAAAATTCATAATCGTGTCTTTTAGGGAATCTGCAAAGTCCTTAGCCGCTTGTTGCAAGTCTTGTAGAACATCAGTCATTGACTCAATGCCAGCCTTCATTGCTTCACGAATCTTTTTCATTAAATCTGCTTGGTCTTGAATATCACCTAAAGCATCTTCGGTTCCATTCCCAGGCAAACCTGCCGCTTTTTCGCGTTCTTTTTTAAGAATGTCCCCAAAGCCAAGACCTTCTTTAAGACTGTCTTTAATTGTTTCTATGAAGTTACTAATTCCGTCGCCAGCCGCCGCCGCAAAATCTGTTGTCTCTGCAAACGCCAACATCTGAGTTGAAAGATTGATTAAGTAATCGCCAGCCGCGTCAGCCTTGTCAGCCACGCTATCAATGAACTTTCCTACTGTTCCAGCAAAATCAAACTTAACTGCTTCACCAAGGGCATCAATCATTGTCCCTAAAGCGAGTGATGCCGTCTTTGCCCCACCAACTAAACCTTCAATAAGTTTTGCGCCGTTGTCTTTATTTCCAAATTCTTCAACTTTGACTGCAAACTTAGTAAGAGTTTTTTCTGTTGCTCTTAATCCTTTTTCAACTGAATCTCCGACGGTAGATATGCCATTGACTGTTTTTGTTACTCCGCTAAGAATTCCGTCAAATGCTGTTTTACCAAACCCTACAAGAGTAGATGCAAAACCTGTGACTAATGCTTGACCAGCCGCGAGACCGCTTTTAATACCGCTTGAAATTTGAGCGCCAACTAAAGGAATTTTTTCAAATAGAGCCGCAAGCGATTTAATCCATCCAGTTAATTTATCAAAAACAAAACCAAGAAATTTGCCTACCCCTTGGGCTATATCATCTAAAATACCAAAAATGCCTTCGCCAACCTTAGAGATAGCATTTAAGATTGCTAAAAATATACTCTTAACTCCTCCATATAATTTATTGAAAACTCCAACCAAGTCAGCAACAGCCCCGATAACAAACGCAAAGACTCTAACTATGCCTTCAACAACTAAAGAAATTACCTTGATGATTGCATTAAATATGGTCTTGACTACATCATAAAGAGTTCCTTGGGCTTCCATAAACATGATGAAAGCATCAACAACAAACTTAATTGCCTTAAGTATAAATTTATACCAAGTCAAAATAATGTCAATTACGAACTCAAAGACCATGGCAACAACTTCTGCAAAGAAGCCAATCACCCGCATAATAGAAGCAAAGGCTTTTATTACATAACCAATAGCCTTAACAATGTATGCAAATACGCTAATTACAACTTTAGCAATAAAGTTAAAGACTGTCTTAAACGCATCACCTACTGATTTATTTGTTTTAATTAAATAACCAAGCGCAACTAATAAAGCAACAATTACTCCAATAAAGAGTGGAATAGGGTTCAAGGCTATGGTCATATTTAATATAGCCACGGCAGTTCTTAAAGCAGTTATGACTGTTGTGGTTGCCGCGGTGACGGTTCCCCAAATTACCGTTGCGGCTGTGGTCAGTAGTATGGCTGTTCTATATGCACCATAACCCAAAGCAACTGCCCCAATTACAACTCCTAAAGCCTTAAACACTTCAGCAAACCTTTGAACAAAACTTATAGTTGATGAAACTATGGAGGCAACAAGTCTTATAGCCTTAGCAAGAACACCAATGGCTAGAGCAGATACCTCTGTAAATACCGCTCCAACTTTTTTAAGTATTGGTAGGAGTGGTGCAAAAGCGGTTATTAGTTGTCCCAATGCTGTTCGTATTTGAGGAGATGTTAAAACAAGAGCAAAAAACGCAAAAAGTTTTGCGTATCCATTTAGGGCGTTAAAAAAGCCTTGGAAGAAAGGAGCCGCTTGTGACAAAGATTTACCTGCTCGGATACCAAAAAAAGTAGTAAACGCTAATGCAACAGGCAAAACTTTTTCCATAGTCTCGGCAATTCCATTAACACTTATTTTACTTTTATCTACTTTTTCAATAAAGTTACCTAAGTTTGTTGCCATTTTTGCAATCGGGTCTGATAATTTAGTTAATACTTTCTCCATGGCATCAAGGAATTTAGAAAAAGTTCCGCTTCCTTCTGATGCTTTTGTAAATTTAGTAGACAACTCAAGAGCAGATAAAATTATTTTACTAAAAGCATTGAGTAATCTTGACCCAACTGCTTCTTGCAATTTTCTAGTTTGGTCGCCCATTTCTTTTAAGGCTCGAGATGGGCTTTGTATTGCTAGGGCATAAGCACCTTGAACCTTTGTTCCCTCTTTTAGAATAAAATTCATTACTGCTTGGCGTCTTTCAGCCATATTTAACTCACTAGCACTCTTACCTATTGTTCGTCCATAGATAGTAAAAGCCTCGGTAGCCCCAGTTGTAATACCAATCTGACGCAACATTCTTGTTTGCCCAGTTGTAACAGCAAAGATTAAAGTCTGTAAAGCATCAGCAGAACTTACACTTGATGTAACAGATAAATTTTGAGCAACGGTGGCTAATTGAGTAGCGTTACCTAAATCAACATTTGACTGAGCAAGTTTAATAACTGCTCGTTGGGCGCCTACCGCGGATATTCCAACATTTTTAATTTCTTCAACTGCAATAGAAAGTTGTTGATAGCCGTAGCGGGTGGACTGACCAATAGCCTGTAAAGCAATATCTAACTCTTGAACTTCAGCGGCGGCTTTGAATGACTTGGTAGCAAAAACAATCAAACCAATAGCCGCGGTTGCGGCAACAGCGCCAAGCGCCGTTAAACTTCCATTTAGTCTGCCAGCCGCTACTTGAAAATTTTCAGCACTTTTAGATGCTTCTTGTAAACCTTTTGTGAATTGAGCAGAATCAGCGGTGAGGCGAGCGCGGACTTCCATGGTTGGTGAATCAGCCATTTATCTCCTAGCCTTCGCTCTTCTCTCGGCTTTCTCGCGTTCTTTTTCTTTTACGATATAGAAAGCGTTCCACTCAGTTAATTCCATACTGCTAAGTGGGCGGTGGGATTGGCTTCCGTAAAGAAGTTCTCCCACCGTCCGACCTAACTTTTCTGCTAATTCAAAAAGAAACCGTCTCTCAGGATTCTTTAGGAAATCGTGCCTGTGCTTCGTCTACCGCCTTTTCGCCTAGACCTGAACTGCCAAGAGCCTTTGTTGCCAAACGCTCAATGACTGCGCCATTCTTAGAAAGAATTGCTTCACGGTCTTGCTCTGTAAAGACTGGCAGACCCGTTGTAGGGTCAAACACAGTTGCGATAACAGTCTTTGCGTACATATTAGAAACATCCACTTTGTCTGCCGAGGTTGCCCCCTCAGTAAGTGTTGCTCGTTGTCCTGCTGTCATAGAACGAATCTCTACTGTAACTTTCCATTCAGGAACTTCCAGTAATTCTCTCGTAATATCATCAGCCGAAAATATCTTTCCGCGTAAATCTGTCATTTCTTTTCTCCTTGGGACACTAGGTTGGTCACGATAAATTATTTAGTTTTTTTGAATCAATTCCTATTAAGCGTAGGTACCGCGAGTAACTGCACCTGTCACTTGGAACTCGGCTGAGTATGTCACTACATCTCCGATAGCACCACTCTTCTCGTAAGAAGTTAGAAGTGCCTCTCCTGTGTACTTGACATATCCTGCTGTTGAACCTTCAGGACCGTACTCGAATGAAACTGAGTCTGCTTTTCCTACGATAGCCGCTAGGTGAGCATCAACTGTTGCATCAAAATTACCTGATACTGAAAGCGTTGCATCTGATAGCCCAACTACATAAGACTTTGCTGAGGAACCAAAAGCGCTGGTCTCGGCTGTGTCTACTGATTGTGGGAATGAAACATCTGTAAGGGTATTGCTAATATCGGTAAGTGACCCCGCGTTGTTGTCTACCTTGAATACGGTGGATTTACCATGTCTAAATGTTGGCATTTTTTTACCTCCTAGTAAAAGCCACCACAGGGGTAGCCGAGCCTGATGAACCTGCGACTGTGTATACAACTCGTAGGTATCGATTGATTGTTGTTCCGCTTGCAACCTCAACTCTTTCTGAGGTTTTCTGAGTGCTTGTAACGGTTGTGAAAGATACAAGGTCAGCAAAAGTTGAGTTATCTGCTGAGTGTTGAACCTTTACACCGATTGTTCCGTTACGGGTATTTACTGGAACTGACAAGAATCCCGCTCCGCCATTTAAGGAGGAAGTGGTGTTATCTACGCCCGTTCCATTTCCAGTCGCGGAAACAGTAGAACCTGAAGAAAGAATCTTCCCGTGTTCAACTGCATCTGTTGATTGGAATTCTGCGCTTGCTTGGACAACATCTGCGATGGCACTTGAGACCTCGTAGGATGTATCGTCTGCAATTAACATGATTGCTCCTGCGGCAACTGAATTACCTTGAGGAGCCACAATTATTTTATTTTTTGTTGCGGAGGCAAGAGCGGTTGCAAAAAAATCATCTGTTCCTGTGGATGCAGTTCCTTCAAACATTCCTGAAAGAGAGATTGTTCCATCTCGGTGACCAACTACATAGGTCTTTGCGCTTGTACCAAAGGCGCTTGTCTCGGCGGTATCAACACTTGTTGAAGCGCTGACATCATTAAAGTAAGTAGAAAAATCAAACTCGTTAATAAATACATTAACATTTTTACCATGGGCGAATGTAGGCATTATTTCTCCTCAACTGGGCGTTGATGTGGGGTTCCGTCTTGTAAGAATCCATCGCCATCACCATCTATGGCATCGGCGTCAAAACCGTCTGCAACAACAGGTTCTTCTACAACCTCTGCAACTGGTTCGGCTTTAATTTCTTCTACGACAGACTTTTCGATTTTCTTTGCTGGCTTATCTGTATCTTCAATGATTTCTGAATCTAAAAGCCACTTGACTGATTGTGCTGGAATATCTTCGACAATATCGCCGACCTCAGCGCGTTTATTAGGTGGGTAATCAATACCCTGTAAGACTCTATAACGAGCCATTAAAACCTCCTCCGATACGGCACATGGGTAACCCAAGTAACCGTCAGGTCACTCGGACACGGAAGAGACGAAAAACTCGGGCGACTAAGCGCACATTGAGTTTAGTATAGCGTATAGAGTTTTTTACTTTTAGTTAGGTATTATCTCTTCTTAAGCGTTCTTCTTGAATCATATTAAGAGTTAAAAAATAACCGATGCCATCTACTACTGTGTCAGGCTTAGATTGATTGACCTCACGGGCTACCTTCATACCAACCATACAAAGGGCAACTTGCTCGGCAGAAACCTCACAGCCGAGGATTACAGCCCATATCTTTGAAGCACGGGTAAAGTTATCGAGTGGATGTCCATAGGCGTCCTGACGGTCTCCTGAGACCAACTCAGCGGCATATAAGGCTATATCTCTTGGGTCGTTCATAATACTTGGATGTCCGAGACTCCATCGCTGGTCACTAGGAATGTCAGCACTCCCACAGCCGCAACTTCCCCCTTGGACTGTCTCCACCACACGCTTCCCCCGTCGAGGGCTGGTGCTTGTAGCCATTTGACTCCTCCCCAATCTGCTAGACGGAATGAATGATAATGACCTGAGACCAAAATGTCACAATCGCCGATTGACTGGCGCCCGAGTGTTTGGTCAGCAATCCACCTGCGAATTTTTGCTTCAGGACTTCCAGCGCTACGGGCAAGGTGTCCATGAGTAATTCCAATAATCTTTCCATTGACTTCAACTGTAAGACTCAACTCATCTGTTGGAATAGCAAAACGGACATGACCGTAGGCTTCGGGGTTGGCTTGGAAGATTTCAGCAACGGACTCAACTAGGGCTACATCATCATTGTCATTAAGGGTTGTAAAGGCTTTACCGTTTTTGCGGTTCTCACCATGGTTTCCACCAATCGCCGCGACGGTGATATTAGGGACAACCTTTGACCAACGGATAAGAGCATCTCTTAGGAGACGACGAGCAATTTTTACTTGGTCTCTTCTATCGACCTCAACTGTAAAGGTCTGAATGTCGTAGTGACCATCGCATCCTTCAACTAAATCACCTAGGCATAAAACTGTGATTGAATCAATCGGGCGACCTATCTTTTTTAATTCTTTAATTCTAAACTCAACATCATCAACTGCTTGTAGCCATCTACCAACTAAACCTTTTAGACCATCACCATCTCTTTTACCTACCTGCCAGTCCGAGGCACATACGACAAGGCTTGCTCCACCTGTCATTTCTTTGCGCTCGCGGGGTTTGTGTTTCTTTATCTCTTGGATTAAGGCTTCAATATCGGCAACTTCTTGTTTGCCTTTTCGAACTACTTTGCCTTTCCATTGGCGATTAAGAACTCCTAAAGTATCGCCCCACACATTGAAAAGAACTGGTTCTACTACTTGAAAATGTTCGGGGTCTAATCCCCACATTCGAAGAACTCCCGACCAATCAGGCGCGTTATCACCCTCCATTGGCTGAGTAGTAACTGTTCCTTCTTCACCTTGCCAAGTAACCCCAGGCATCCACTCTGCTTGTCTTTGACGAGGTTCAGTTTTTTGAATTGAATTTATCTCGCTAGTTTTAAGTAGATTATCTAAAGCGTCATCAATGCTCATTCGGACACTTACACCCGTCTTTACCTATAAGCCTTCGTCGATGCCTTCTAAGAACATCGCTAGAAGAAACTTGAAGTCCGTAGGCTAACATAACCTCGCCAAGACGAGCAGAATTAACTTTTTCATTCCGCATGATTTCATTAAGTTTAGAACGCAAAGGTTCATCTAATTTTGCAACTAACCTGCCGATTGAACAACCAGCCTGTTCTCTACCAAAACCAACTAAAGAATCTAAATCCTTAAAAAAATCATCCTGATTTATTTTTGGATTTACACCTTGGGCATCGGATACTCCATGGGCGCGTTGCGCTTTCGAAGAGGAGCCTGTCACATTTCCAGCATCGCTGGAACTCATCGGTTGTCGCGTTTCTGCCATACGGGTCTACCACTCTCTCTTGCGGAGCCGTTGGCTCCTCGGTTACATTCTCACTAGGCATCGGAAATTCACCGAAATTAGTGGACGGTACTTCGGGTCTACTCCTAACAAGTTTACTGAACCCATCGGTTCAATCCTCATAATATGCACCCCTGAGACAGTTTTTTCAAGCACCGACGCGAGCAACACGCGAATATCTTCTGCTTTATCTCTAGCCGTTGGATAATCTTCACGACCTGCTCTAGTAATAATTTGTAGCATTGGGTAATCAATTTGGATACCACCTGCACCCATAGTGAATGTAGGGGAACTTCCAGCGTTCTCATAAACTGCTACGCAAGCATCAGGAGTTTCAGGGAGTGTGCCAAGAAAGATAGATGTACCAAGGGTGCCTTGACTGGCATGGGCGCCAAAAGCGCTCGCCGTGTTTTGTAGGTAGTCGCCTACTGATTCAAGAATAGTTGCCATTAGCCTCTATGTCCTTTCTTTATGATGTCGATAATTCTACCCTTTATGTTTTCTTGGATTGTAGACATTGCTTCCATGACTGGTTGCTCAAGGTATTTAGCCTGTGTCGGTGGATTGTGGTAGTTACCAATAATCTCATGAACATAAAGAGCATAAGAAGCGGCGGGACCACCATAGAAAATATCTACGAAATAGCCTGTGTTTCCCATTTGTGGAGCAGAAACTCCGCCTGAACCTCGAAGAACTCCAGTATCTACTGGAACAAGAACTTGGGACTTAGCAAAAATAACATTGGCTTCTTCATAAATCGCTTGGGCTATTGCTTGAGGAGTATCTTCTTCTCCAGCCTTAAGAGCATTAACTAACTCTTTATCACCGAATAAGTCGAGTGTAAAAGACGACTTTGCCATGGGCTAACGCCCAAATCTGATGACGGTGTGATGCGCTCCGTTTTCGTCTGCGATGTTGTCTACTGCATTTATCGTAAAGGTGTCCGCCCCGACGACCATCCTATGAGCAACCGTGATTGATGTCGCGGGACCCTTTGTGATGAATCGTCCAATATCAATAACTTCGATACCTTGAACATCTTTAGATTTTGTTGTGTCGTAAATTAGACGACCAGTTACGCTTACATTTGTATTAGAAGCACCAAAAGTAGTTTTGTTGTATTTATCAACTGAAGATTTTGGTGTAAAGACCACAGTATCGGTCATGAACTCCGCTACTTTGTTATAGATAGCATCCATTGGCTACCCCTATTCAACTATACGATGGTCGTAGACATTGTTAGGGTTATCGTGAATTCCAGCATAAGCATCGGTGTTGTAGTCATCGACGATTCTGTCATTTGTAGATTTAAGAGCCTGAGCGTTTGCGAATGGACGAGGGGGAGCCTTACGCATATTTCTCAGCAAGAATGAAGCGGCTAGTTCTTTGTACTGTTGAGCCTTGGCTGTATAGGACTCAGATACAGAAATATCTCCAACGCTCTTAGAGGTTGAATCTGAAAGGCGAACAAAGCGAGATACTAGAGTTTCACACGCCGCACGGCAGATTTCATAAACATTTGTACCCCACTCGGTAATTAAATAATCTAATTCCTCATCGGTAAATAAGACATCGGTTGCATCCGTATCGTTGATAAGGAAGCGAACTTTGTTTCGCGTAGAGGTGGTCGGGTCTCCCGAGTAGGTAAATGTCATTACATTCCACCAAGCATAAGCATTTGAGTACGAGCAAGATTTAAGGTTTGTTTTACATTTACGGCATCGGTATCTGTTGATTCAGAGGCATCGCCTAAACCTGTAATTTTGTAAGTTCCAGCGGCTAAAGCATTTCCTAAAGTTCCTGAAGTAATTGTTGCGCTTGTTATTGCTGTAATAGCGGTTAAATTACCAGTCGTAACTACTGTGCCAGTTGCATTGGGAAGAGTAACAACTCGGTCTGCTGTTGGGTCTACAACTGTTAGAGTAGTTTCGAAACCATCGTTAGTAGTACCTTCAAAAATAATGTTAGCACTAGCACCAAGTTCTACTGATGCAGTAAAAACAGGAACAGATTTAAGAATGTAATCATCTAACTCTGTATCAACATCGGTAGCAAGGTTGAGGAAGTCGGTATGAACGGCAGGGTTGTCTCCCGCTGTTGGATAGCGTAGACCCTTAGTTGTTGTTCCTGCCATTTTTTCTCCTTAAATAGTTACAGATATTACTCTGTTGGGGTTTCTGATTCCCCAGTAGTTTCTTCTGCTGGAGTTTCCAATTCCCTAGCCGCTTCTGCCTCAGCAAAAGCCAAAACAGAAGCCTCACGCTCTGCTATTTCTGCTCCTGATAATGGAACATAAGATGTAGTTTTTTTCTCGCAGTCATAAATAACTTTCATATTACTCATTTACGGTAGCCTTCCAATCTATATCTTCTTCGCTCCATTGGTACATAACACCATCAGTAGGATAAGCAACTGGTGCTTCCCAACGACAAGTTTCTTCATCTAATACCCAAGAATTAAAAGGCTTAGGTGCTATGAAAGCATCTCTAACTGAGTCATAAGTAAATCCAACTCCTGCATAATTTTTTCTTATGCGAGCATTGTATGAAGTTTGAACCCAAGTACCACCAAGACCTAAGTCATTGGCTAGGTAATCTTGTCCTCTATCTTCCGCGTTATCAGGCACGACTATTACCTGAGTAACTATGTTATCTTCTATCTTTGCGAAGTGTGCCATTTATTCTCCTTTATATCGCATATCTTATTATTACTACACCTGAACCACCATTGTAACCGCTTGATTGTCCCGTTGTTTCGCCATAGTGTCCGCCACCGCCACCTGAACCTGAGTTTGCAGTAGCAGCAGTACCATCAAGATAATAACCATCGCCCATACCGCCACCACCTAAACCACCAATTCCGTTAAAACCTCCACCCCAACCTGTTCCGCGTGCGCCACCACCGCCACCACCTGCAAGGTATCCGTTTACGCCAACTCCTGTTATTGCAAGAGCAGTTGATAAATTAGAAAAATTACTAACAGTATTTACACCATTACCGCCATTACCACCTGTGTTGGACGCAATAACATTACCTCCTGCTGTACCAAATCCTCCACCACCACCACCGCATCGGTTACCACCTGAAGGAGATGCTCCTGATGTTCCACCTGCGTATCCTGGAGATGTTCCAGTTCCACCACTAGCACTACCCGAACCATCATTACCTGAACCGCCACCGCCACCGCCAGCAGCACCATTTCCACCTGCACGGTTTGCAGCAGTATTTGTAATGCCACCACCACCATAGCCACCACCTGCCGCCGCAGTTAATGCACCAAATTGAGATGTTCCTCCAGCAACACCGTTAGCATTATTACCACCAGTTCCTCCAGCGCCAATACTGACTGTGTAATTTGTTGCAGTTAATGATTGGGAAGCATAGCCAAGGATTCCTCCAGCACCACCTCCACCACCTGCTGAACCTCCACCACCGCCGCCACCTGCAACAACTAATATGTCAGCAGTTATCGCTTGGGTAGGAGTAAATGTGCTTGAGAATGGGAACATGTGATAGTTGTAAGTTCCATCAGAGGATACGATTCCGCCAGTTGCTTTAGTTGTACTAGTTACATTTGATATGCCGTATAGGTAAGCAGTTGAGTATTGAACTAAATCACCAGCCTGTGAATCTAAAGTTATAGAGGTTATAGCAGCAGAGTTTGACCAAAGTCCAGCAGTAAATCCCATATATGCCTCTGTTGCATTGTGTTCTTGAACGCTATCTATTGAAATTGATTTGTAATTCGCTGAGGCATAATTAGGAATATAAATAGAAAGATTGCTAAATGTGCTTGCAGTTGAGTTGGCTGCGCTTATTTGTCCGACATAGACACCGTAAGTAGCGCTTGAACTTGATGTCGTACTAGAACCTGAACCACGCAACCATCTATTAGTTAAGTTCGAACCGCTTCCATTTATTTGTGAAATCCATAAGCCATCTTGCGTTGCCGAGGTGTTCGACCTCGCAGATACTACAATGCACAAGTCTGTGTAAGTAGCAGGAATCGAACTAAATGTAAAACTTGCAGTAGTTGTAGTTAAGGTCTTAGCCTCAATCAATTCCATGTTAGCCATTAGTTATTCTCCCTTATCACAATGCGTACCTAATAATTACAACGCCTGAACCGCCGCTTGCTGGATTAGTACCACTATTAAGACCGCCACCGCCACCACCAGTATTTACTACACCCGAACCAGGAGAAGTTGTCCCGCTACCAGCACCGCCACCACCAGCACCACCAGCACCAGCAGTACTAGCACCTCCACCGCCACCACCACCTGCGATATAACCTGCAACGCCTAAACTTGTTGCGGATAACCAAGATGACCAAGTATTTAATCCTGCTCCACCGTTACCATTGCTAATTCCTGTACCACCGTTTCCAGCAGCGCCAGCACCACCACCTCCACCGTGAAGATAAGGACTTGTATTGTTACCACCACCACCAGCATTACCATAACCTGTGTAACCAGTTCCAGAACCTTGAGTAGCAGTTCCACCAGCAACACCTTCTCCGCCACCACCACCTGAGCCACCACTTATAGTGCCTAATGTAAATGGTCCACAGTTTCCAGCACCGCCACCTAAAGCAGCAAAATTAGAAAAAGTAGAATTACTACCACTAAAGCCTTGTCCTACCGCAAATCTTCCCGCCGCTCCACCTGCACCTACAATAACTGGATAAGCCATACTTGATAAAGAAGCACTAGTTGCATAAACAACTCCGCCAGCACCGCCTCCTGCGCTAGTTCCTGCGCCACCACTACCTCCACCTGCAACAATTAAAATATCTGCTGTTAATGCTGCACTAGGAACAAAAGAACCGCTTGATGTAAAAGCATGATAAGCGTAGGTTGCATCAGTAGATACAATTCCGCCTGTTGCTTTAGTGCCAATCTGTCCACCTGCTATTCCGTAGAGGGAGAAAGTACACCCTGAGTCAAAAAGGGTTTGGCAAATAATTTGTATGGTTGAAATGGGAGCAGTATTTCGCCATAATCCGACCATTGCAGTAGTGGCGTTTGCAGCAGTACCAGTACGAGCCAATAGAGTTTTATATGTTGTGGGATTAGAATAGTTGTTTATTTGTACTATCTGAGAAGTCGCAATAGTGGTTGTTGGGTAAGAATAATTATCAATAATTATCTGTGGTTGGTTTGAGTATCTGCCGCTATAACCAGCAGTTCCATCTCCTGCTAAATAAGTATATGAATAACTACTTGAACTATCTCCATTAAATCTTATTTGTGTATTACTGCTGCTTCCGTCATCACCTATATTGGTAACTAAGATTAAATCGGTATAACCTTGCGGAATACTAGAGAAGGTAACTGATGCTGCTGCGCTACCTAGTGTCTGACTTGCTATGGGGGTATATGTACTCATTTAGGCTCCCTTAATTCCGTATAGGGCGAATGATGAGTATTGACTAAAAGTGGCAGAAACATAAGGTGCGAGAACTATGCTTGTAATAGCAGGTGTATCACGCCAAAGACCACTTTGAAAATAAATATTGCCACTACTATTATTATCGTATCCTGAGAGACTTCTAATTGTTGTGTATTTATTTGTATTTTTATAATCTAAAATATCCATAAAAAATGGCGCAGGACCATTAGTTTGCCCTTGAATAGCAATACTTAAATAACTAGGGGTTGCGCTCACATAAGCACTAGCGGCACTACCACTACCAACCAATCCGTGTATTATATAGTTATTTCCAGTATCACCGTTAAAATTACATTTTACATCTGAAGCCAAATTACCACCTGTTAATATAACTCCTCTAATTTGTAAATGAGTATAGGTAGCAGGTATTGAGGTAAATGAGACAGTCGCACTACCACCTGAACCTACTTGCACCATACCAAGTGGGAACATAGCGCCAGTATCAACTGCTGCTGCGCCAAAAGTACGCAACCCACCAAAACCACCAGCAGAGCCACCTGCTCGAGAAGCAATTAACGGCATAATTGAATCTCCTTTAGGCGAACTTGGTTTGTGTTTCTAAGACAGTAAATGTAGCCGAAGCGGTCTTAATAATAGTGAAAGAGTACGCATCAATAGATGAAGCATTACCAGCAGTAATAGCAGCAGGAACTTTAGGAGTTACTGAGTTACCATCAATAGTAATTGCGCTTGGATAGTAAGCAGTTGCTCCATTGGTATTGAGCCAAACAACAGTAAGTGAATCACCTGTGTTCATAAAAGTATTTAGTGAAACGCTACTTGAATATCTAAAGTTCAAAGTATGGTTCGCTGAAGCATTTGAGGTGTAGTACCAAATTGAAGCAGTAGTTATATCAAAGTTGATTGTTCCAGTTGCCGCAGAAGCCACAACATTTATATCTTCGTTTAAGCCTTTTACTATGTTATCGGCGATAGTTCCAGTCGCAACATTTGAAGCATTAAGACCATTATTAACTGCTGTATTGATTGCAGGACTTGTTAGAGTTTTATTTGTAAGGGTATCTGTTGTTGCCTTACCTACAAGAGTATCGGTTGCGGCGGGTAATGTTAAAGTTCCTGAAGCGGCGGCTGAGGCTTGTAATACTGTTGAACCGCTTGATGAACCAGTATGTGTAGCACCACTACCAATAGTAGGAGATGTTAAAGTTTTATTAGTAAGCGTATCTGTGGAAGAAATAGTAACAACATTAACGCCTTCAACAGATAATCTACCAGCAGAAGCACGGGCTAAAGTGGTATCTGTTGCGTGACCTAACTCAATGGCTGTGGCGCTTGCCGTTCCAAGAGTCGGTGTTACAAGGGTTGGGCTTGTATTAAATACAACTACGCCTGTTCCTGATTCATCAGAAATTGCTAGTGCTAAATCGTTTGATACTGAAAGTACGGTACCAGCCGAACCATTGGTTGTTATTGCCATATTATGCTATCTCGCTTCCGTACGCGTTGAATGACATAGTTGATGCTGATGCGTAAACAGTTACAACATCTGAAGCGTCAATAGTTATACCTAAAGTATAGGCGACTGTGCTATTAGCGGCGAGTGTTGCGTCGTATACGACATAGTGTTCAGGAGCAAGTGTCGCTCCGTTTGGACGAATTGCTATTCGATATGTACCTGAAGTGGATTGGTTACAAATTGTAATCGATGAGATAACCGTTTGTGTTGATGCAGGACAGGTATAGAGCGTAGTAGCAGTAGTCGCCGAAGGGTTTGATTGCCCTAAGACTTTGTAAGTTGTTGCCATGCGGTTATCCTCCGATTAGAAGTAATGGACTGATTGTACCAGTCGCGTTATTGGTGGCTGTTGTTGCACTTGCTGAAGCGCTTGATGCCGAGGCTTGAGCCAAAGTAATAAATGAAGAAATATCTGCTCCATCTAGGCTATAAGTCGCGGCGGTCAAAGCGGTATAAGTTGCAAACGCAGTATCTAACGCTGTGTATGTAGCGTATGTACTAGGGATGTACCAATACTTTCCTGAAGCAAGAATCTTATCTGTGGTCTGATTGATTAAAACATCTAAAGCGGTGATGTTGGTTTCAAGGGTTCCAAAACTTGTTTCATCAATAGCCTGTACGAAGTTTTCAGCAAGGGTAGGGGTTGGGCTTAGGTCGGCTAAATCAAGTGAGCCAACAGTCGTATAAGGCACCGAAATCGTGTATGTACGCCCTCCAGCGAAGGATTCCTCGACTGTGTATGTAAAAGGGTTAGGGACAATATCAGGGTCGTTTGTGGCTGGCAGGGAGACGCTAAAAGCACCTGCACTTAAAGGAACCACTATGCTAGATGGAGCAACCATTTGGTCATCTGTACCGTTACGAAGAACATCACCAAGAGTAAAACGAACCTGTCCTTGAATGGCTGTACCTTCAAAATTCACATAATTACCTGTGATGGTTACCGTGGTTAATGATGTGGCGAGTGCCATCAGCAACCTACCAAAAAGAATAAATTAAATCCTGAAGCAACAAGATTTTCCGCTGTTTGTTTAGATGTTAAAGAACTACTAACCGCGGTTGATAATAAAGTAGCGTTAGCAGAAGCCTCAGTTGTTGCAACTTCTAAATCTACTAATAAAGTGTTGGCTGTGGTGTATCGGGCAATGGGTACATACGGTTCAGCCATTTTACACCCCCATCATCATCAATTGATTAGTATTGTAATTAGTTAAAGCGCCAGCCGCGTTGGCGGCGGCGGTAGCATAAGAACTAGCATCATCGGCTTTTTCATCTGCATCTACAACAAAAACTCGAATACTCTCTGCGCTGTTATATCGAACCAGTAAAGCCTGATAAGTGTCTACTGAAACATAAGCGGCGGCTTCAACTGTGCCTAGGGCTGGAAGAAGGTCTGCAAGGTTTTGAGTTGTGTTTGCTACTGACAAAGGTAAAGCCAACTCGATTGTGCGTCCGCCTGTAAAATTCTCTTCAAAGGTATAAATAAAAGGTTGAGGTGTTACATCTGTATCGCTAGTTACTGGAAGAGTGACAGTAAAAGAACCTGTTGCATCAAAAGTTTTTTGGATTACAACGGGCATGACAATCATATTTTGCGTGACTTCTTTTAGAATTGTTTGTGGAGTGATATTGATTGAACCACGAACAGGGTTACCGCTTAAATCTACATAAGTCCCAATAACCGTACAGGTAGATAAACTTGTAGGCAGAGCCATAATTTACGCTCCTGACTAAACGCCTTGTCGGAGAACTGCTACTGACTGTGTTGATGAGGCTACTGCTCCATAAAGGGCTTCATCTTGGTTTAGTTCAATTGAGATATTAGAACCAGCGGCAAGAATATAACCATAAGACGAAGAAGTAACTCCTGCGCCACCTAGATAAACAGAGACACCACCTGAAGGATTTTGAACAAGAATTGTAGAACCATCTTTTCCACCACCTGAAGCGGCGACAGTTAAAAGGGTTGCGCTAGTTCCAACACTTACTATTGCATGGTTAATTGCCATTTGAACTCCTTATTAGAAAAGGGTG